GCCACTCCATGTATAGTTATCAAATGTTCTTCCAACATGACAGCCTTGCTCTGTAAAATCTTGAGCATCTGTTGCACTACCAACACTTACACCATCTAAATACAAAGTAACAGTTGAGCCAGACCTGACTGCCGCTATATGTTGCCAAGTGTTCAATGTCAAATTTGTACTTGATTGAACAACAGTAACAGCAGAACCTTTGTAAAGCCCCCAAACTCCTGCACTTGAACTCGCAAGACCTAAATCCATTCCACCATTTGATAACGTTGTTCTTGTATCAAAGACAGCACGATATGCAGAAAAAGCTGTTGGGTAAACCCATGCTTCAACTGTAAAGTTTGCCGTTCCAATCGCATAAATTGGGTTACTTTTGCCTGTTAAATAGTCGCCAGTCCCATCAAACGCCAAAGACCCTGTTCCATACTTCTTCACGCTTGTAGAAATCTGTGCATTGCCCACAGTTTCTAAGTCGTTCATCATGGCGTTGTCAAAGATTGCGCCATTTTGGAATTTGGTTAGCAATGCAGTATTTGTGATTGCTGTTAATGGTGCTGTTGGCGGGGTAAACGCAGATGTATATAAAGCAGTACCAACAAGCACCCGCATATCGGTTATGTAACCATTAAACGGTCTAGTTCCTTCTTGTTTTTGACCAATTCTAAAAGCAGTAATAACATTGCTTTGCAATAACGATGTAGAAGATGCTTGCAAACCCCCGTTATAAAACAATCTATATGTTGTGCCATCAAAAGACAACAGCATATGAGTCCATTGATTTACTGTAGGAGCTGATGTTCCAATTGTGTTAATAATTCCATCACCTACAAACAAGGTAGTGCCGCTTGTTTCAAAATAAAAATTATTATTTGTGTTAGAATTAATCCAAGTTACTGTGTTGTTAGAAATTGGGTAAGTCCAAAATTCAACAGTAAAAGTGCTTCTTGGGTTAAAACTTCCAGTTCCTGATGTAACTAAATAATCCCCACTACCATCAAAGTACCCTGACCCACCAATCACGCTTGTGGAGTAGGCGGTAGAAGCACCAAATGGGTTGAAGCGTTGAACGCTTGGTGTGCCGTTGACTGTGATGGTTAAAGCGTTTGTTGAAGCATCAAAGAAACGATTTGCTTGGCAAGTTAACAAAGATGTGTTTGTAACTGCTGTCAGGGGTGTTGTTGGGACAGTTAATGTTGATTGTGTTGGGTCATAAACAGCCGTACCTTTAACAACACGATGGTTGCTAATATATCCATTAAAATTTCCGTTAGTTGCCCCCAATGGCTCTGCGGCAGAAATTGCAATTCCTGTTGTGGCGGCATTAGCAGTTGCAGTTACGCTACTTGCCGTTGCAACACGAGTTCCATTTACGTAAATAGAGACAGTTTGGTTTGAACCACCACCACGAACAACTGCAACATGATACCAAGCACCTACTGACATCCCATGATTACCAATAGCCGTTGGAGATGAAAATGCGGTTAAATTAAAACCAATTTGTGTATCGTTAATGTAGAAATCAATTCCAGCATCTGACTCTACAGGCCCACCACCAAACAACCAATAACTTGTAGGATAACCAGTACCAGATGGCATAGACGCAAGATTTACCCAACATTCAATCGTAAATGCGCCAGTACCAAACGTAAACTGACTACCAGAGTTTGAAACAGTTAAATACTGTGTAGATGCCCTGACAAAATTGTTACTCCAATTAGACCCATAAGGTGAGAAAGAACCTTGGGTTGTATTGCCGTTGCGGGTAATGGTGAAGTTGTTTGAGCTACTGTCTACAAATGTATTGTTCTGTGCGCCATTAGTCCCATCACCATGTAATAGCATGGTGACGTAGTTAAATTGCGGGTCAGGCGTACCGCCCGATGGTGTTGAAGTTTTTGATGCGGCAAACATTAAAACCCCTTATGGTGTGTAGTTCTGTGCAACGGTAACGCCATACCAATTCGTTCCATCACTAAAGAATGAATAAATATCTTGCCTACTTGCGGTGCTTGTAATTGTTGGCGCAGTACCGCCCGCCCATTTAACAGTTGACCAAGTAACAGTTCGTGAACCCGTTGCATCTTGCTTTAAAAACATGATGAAAGATTTACCGCTAACCGCAGTTGGCATTGTGATTGTTGCGTTGCCTGTTAGCGTAATAATTTGAACCGTGCCGTTAGTCAATGCCAAAGTAATAGCGGTAGAACTATTGGCGGTAAAAGGCGTTTCGGTGTAATTGGTAACAGTTGGGTTTACCAATGTGCTTGTAAAACTAGGCGCACTAGCACCATTAGATTGAAGCAGTTGCCCCGATGTACCCGCAGAAGTAAACGCTAAAGTTGTTCCATCGCCAACCGCAACCGCACCCGCTGTTGGTGTGTTATTTCCATTAAGAATGAGTGCCATTTTTTATCCTTTAAAGAACAACGTGCCGCTGACCACTTGCCACGGTAACGGTGTAACCACTAGCAATAGTTATTGGGCCTACTGAAAAACCATTTGATCCACTTGCAATGGTTTGATTAGATGAAACTGTGTCTAAGTTCTGAATGATTGGTGTAGCAGTACTACCACCCGTTGATGTAATCGTCTGATTAGGCCATGAACCTGTAACAGTAATGTTTGTTCCTGCAACCAAGCTAGGTGTGGTTGTACCTGTACCGCCATTTGCTACTGGCAAAGTTCCGTTGACACCCGCAGTCAGAGAAACTGTGTTCTTCTCCCACAAGCTAGTGGAGCCATTCCAAACAATGGTCTGACCCGTAGTAGGAGATTGCGCTGAGACGTTGTGCAGCTCATCCAGCTCGTAGCCGTTTTGCACACGGACGTAAATCTGGCCGTTGCCTGCGTTGGCTTTCTCAACTGTGCCTATGTACACCAAATGGTTTGGCGCGTAGGGTTTGGTCGCTGTCAATGCACCCGCAGTCGCACCGAGGTACAAAGAATCCCCAGCCGTGTAAGTGGACGTATCCATCTGATAAACCACGCCTTGGCACATTATAAAACCAGCTTGGCCGGCAGCAATGTTTTCAGCTACAAGACCAAACGTTTTGGCAGAGGTTGCATCGCCTGTGTTGTACGCAAGCTTTACTGAAGCCCGGTCGCCTGTCGCAGAGAACAGATAAACCGCTTGCCCCTTGGTAATTGTTACTGCTTCGGCATTTGTGACATACGCCACAAGAGTTTGGCCCAGACGCTGAACAACGTTGCCGCCCAGAAGTCCTAAGTCAGCAGTGCCTTGGTCAGCATCCCAGCGAATACGGCCTACCGCGTCGGCAACCGTTGCACTGGTGTTTAGCTGGACATAATCTAGGGTGAGGTTATTGGGCGCAGCCGACTGCAAATCCCAAGCGGAGCCATTCCAGACCCAAGTCTTGGAACCTAGCGTATACGTCTGATCTAGTGTTGGGCTGGATGGAAAGTTCATGTTTGCTACCTAGTTACACCATGGGGGTATTGTAGTTAACCGGGGCGACGACCGCAATCAGTTCTTCTATAGTCGTAGCCGCAGTAATAGCAGCTTCCTTGGCTGTACAGTCAGCAATGATGGCATTACGAGCCGTGACAACATCACTAGGAATAGCCGCATCACGCTCAAACTTACGCCATACATACCAATCGGTGCTTGCCAGTTGTGAGTTGGCAGATGCTTTGACTTGAGCAATCCATTGTGACTTCAAGCCCTTAGTCGTTACTGGCTCAGTAGCACCTTCTGGTGTCTCAGTCACATCCTCCAAAGCCTTTGGAGTGTTTGTGTAGGTGCGAGTGACCACAGAGCCATTGACTTGGTAACTGTCAAAAGTCACCCAATAAAAGCGTTGGTCTTTTTGCTCACCTTCAACCACTTCCAATGCACCTTGCTCAATAGCAAAAGCATGGTTAGGGTTTGATGTGTCAGGAAAGAGAGTTGCTAGTTCACCAACTTTGGTGACTGCGTTATTGTTTACAAGTGCGTACATATTGAGTCCTATCGTGCAAGGGAGTATTTGAATGGGTTTTCTGCGAAGGCCATGTATATATAAGTAACTCCACTACCACCGCCAAATCCGCCTGATGTGCTACGAATTTTGAACCCATTACTTAAAAAATCTATTAGGTTGTTGTCAGTACCTTCAGTATCTGTCGTATTTGCTCTTAAATCTCTTTGGGCTGAGTTGTACCCTAATCGGTCATTATCAAAGATACCCCAGTTATACCCAGCCCCTCCAGTAGATGACGCTTTTAACATTACAAAAGCGGGCCTCATACCCGTGAACACAAATGCACCATCAGCAGAGCCGTTACCAACAAAAGAGCCAAACTTGCTATACCCTGCTACTTCTGCAAAGCAGTAGGCGACATAAGTTTTTGTGCTTCCATTTACATACGAACTACTTGGCAATGTAATGACTGTACTGCTTGGTAATGTGCTACTCCATACGCCATAAGCGCCTGCCGCATCCGTTGTATTCAGAAATGCTGTTGTGCTGTTGGTAGCAAATGATTTACTCCAAACAATCCAATCAAAAGTATCGTTACGAGACTTAACAATAACAAATACTGGCGCAACACCAAGTCCATGACCAACAGTAGCACCTGATGTAGAGTTACCCGAGTAAGTCACTACACTAAACCCACTTGTAGTGTTTGCGCTTACTGTTGAAGTGATTGACCCTGCTGTGTTGGTTGAGCCTGAACCATTGGCTTTCCAGTTCCATGCGACATTTGAGTCATTATTATAAAAAGAACCATTTGATGAAGTCCAACCGCTTGAACTTGGAGTCCAGATATTTGAATAAGTCTGGTCTGCAAGAGTCCTGTTACTTGCCAAATAAGTAGAATTTCCTCGTAACACATCCATTAAATAATGGTCAACAACTGTCGCCCTAGATTTCCACCAAGTAAAGTCAGGTTGAAAGCCAAGGCTTGAAATTGTTATAGAGCCTGTGCCTGATGATGTAAATGTAACTGGGGCAAAGAACTTGTCAGCAGTTGTTGCACTTGTCGCACCAATGGATGGCACGGGCAAGTTCTGTGTGCAAAGTGCTTTGAAGCCACTTGGGGCTGTGTAGGCAAATGGGCGTTGACCGAAGTTGGCAGAAAATGTATCTGTTCCAGCACCATTTGCAAGGGCGGGGACAATTGCGCTTCCAATAACGCTTGTCATTGATGCATTTGCACCAGTTGCAGGGTTTCCACTTGCAAACCAAGTTCCATCTTGACCAAACCACAATTTTCCTGCATCAGCGTCATAAGCAACCATGACAATAGTTCCAGTAGTTGGACTATATGACCCATAAGCGGGTGCGCTTCCGTTGTTGTATGTCCTAGATGGTGAGTTTAATAAACACCAACCATTTGCAGTACCACCAAGGTCAGCAGGATTTGCCGCCCCAATGTTGTAAACACCAATTCTTGGATTGGCAACGGAGTTATTCCTTATTTCCCAATACCATTTGCCAGTTGTCATGGCAAAAGCGCCAACTGCGGGTATGTTGTTACTAGTAGATAAATCTAAATTTCCGTTTGTTATTGTTCCACTACCGCCACCAATTGGGTTTAGCGTAGCGTAGTTTCCACGCACAGTTCCACCCGCACCAGTATCAACACCATAAGGCGTAGGCACATCAACCATTGAGTCATTACCCGCACCCGCAGTCACGCTGAAGTTATTAGGTGTCCAGTTGTTGCCGTTACCTGAGTAGTCTTTACCCAATGTAGCGGCTGTGGTGTTGCTGTTGTCTGAGAAGTTTAGATAGAAGCCGTTAGTGCCGTATGAACCTGAGTAGGCTTTTGGCCCCCATACGCCTGTTTGTGCGTTGGTTTCACCGAATGATGATGGGGTTAGGGCTTGACCATTAACAAAGTTTACCTCGGTCATGTAGCCGGGGTACATTTCAATTGCACCTGTGTACGCACCAATATTATGTTGATACGCGGCATTAATACCTAAATCAGCATTTTGTGATATTGATGCTCTGTTATCAGTTGACCATGCAGTTATTTCAGAACCATTAATATAAATTTTTAAACGGTTTGATGCGGTTGCCTGAGTTGTATCTAAAGAACAAACAACATGATACCAAGCAGACGGGTCACGAAATACTTGTGTTGAAATTAATGGAAAATAAGAATATAAAACAACACCTAGTGTGTCGCCTATAAACCTTAATGAAAAATAGTCATTATCCCCGCCTTGAGAACCATAAGTTTGAAATAAATTTTGATTGCCGGTATTAAAATTGCAACGTTTTATCCACGCACTCCACGTCCAAGTCTTGCGATTACCCGCACTAAAAGTACGATTCAGATAAGCAGAATCTGCGCTGTTAAAGCGCAAACTGCGTGAGATTTCATACGCCCCGCCAGAGACTTGTGTTGTGTTTGAACTAAACATTTATATCCTTAAACTGTGTAGTTCTGTCCAGCAACTGACCCTAGCCAACTGGATGAATCTATGGCTGTAAAGATAAACTTATCTGCCTTAGAAGCTGTAGATGTAATAGTTGGTGCAGTCCCCGCAGGCCACTTAACCGAGGCAGGCCAAGTCACAGTGCGAGAGCCAGTACCATCTTGCTTTTGTATCAATGTCAAACTCTTACCCGCTACTGGTGTTGGGAATGTGTATGTAATATTTCCGCCAAGGGTAATGATTTGCACAGACCCGTTTGCCAAGTCCAATGTAATTGTTGACGTAGGCGTTGAACTAAACACTTCTTCTGTGTAGCCATTGGTGAATGTTCCCGCTTCAACTGTTTTATTGGTTAAAGTCTCTGAGCCTGTCAAAGTGGTTAGACCAGCAGCAGCAAAGGTAGCCGCACCAGTGCCACCATTGCCGATTGGAAGTGTTCCAGTCACACCAGTTGACAAGGGCAAACCAGTTGCATTGGTCAGCGTACCGCTAGAGGGAGTTCCGAGAGCCGGAGTTGTTAAACTTAAACTAGAGGCTAGCTTAGCCGTTGTGACAATAGCATCACCTAGATCGGATGTTGTTAACGGGACTGGTGTTGGGGCTTTTCCAATGTAACTCATTATGAAATCTCCAGTACAGAAACTGCTACGTCAACAGTGACAGTGGAAGTAACTTTTAAAACATCAGCCGCTTCCAACACAAGTTTTTGATCCCCGCCTACAGCAACTAAAGCGCCGCCTACAGGAACAGGAGCACCCTTAAGTATGTAGACTGTAGTTGCGCCAGAAGTCACTTGAATGTCAACTGAGGCTGCACTTGTATCTGTGTTGGCAACGTTTAAGCCAATCACAGTGGTTTGAGTTGCACTTGGTGTCGTGTATACCGAGGTCTGTGTTGTAACGCTTGCAGCGATGTAATTTTTAAATGCGTTTGCCATATTTATCCTAATGCAATAGCGAATGCAAGCGCATCGCCAGACGTGACAACGAGAGCTGTTGGGCCGAACTCCACCCACTGAGAAGATGTACCGTCATCGGTATACAAATATTCAATGCCTGTATCTGCGTCCAACCACCTATCGCCCGCCGTAGCTCCTGCTGGCGCTGTAGACGAAATCGTTACCCTAGACGCTGCAGTGCCGGGTACCCAGCGTGAGTTTGCAGCGTCCCATACCACAGCTTGCCCGCTCGTGGGCGTACCCACTACCTGAATCTTGTCGGTATTCAGGTTCGTGAAGTTGGAGTCAACTTCAGTATTGGTTAGGGGCGAGCCCTTCCCTGCGCGGGTAACAATGGTACTCATGGATTACTCCGATCAAGGTGCAGCCATTGTGACTGTCCAAGTAATAGACATTGTATCGTTCACATCTTTGTTAACAACACTAAACACTGTACGGCAAAGCATCGTGCCGCTAGAAGAAGCGTTAAAAATACCAGCTTCTTGAATGCCGGTCAGAGTTGCAGGAGTACCTGCTGGAAATGATGCTCCATAAGCAACTGCGGGCCCCGTTACAGTAGTAGAAGTCAATGCTACTCGAGCGGATTCAGTGCCCAAAGCTGTATTGCCTGCGGCTGCCGCCGTGCTGCCTGTACCGATAGCCATATGGCTCATAACAGCAGCAGATGTGCCCTCCATGCGGCTTGCAATATATCCAAGGCCGGCTGTAACAACTAAGTTCTTAACCGTTTCTTCTTGTTTAACAGTACCGTCAGGTGCGGTAACTGTTATCTTTAGTTCGCCGGTAGCGATGATTTTTTCATTTGTGTTCATGAGGGTTCCTTAAAAAGTACGACTAGTTCCTACGTAGTCTTCCGCGAAGTATGTAATATCGCAGTAGCCTTGGCTTACCAATGTACCAGCATCTGATGCGCTAGTCGAGTCGGTAAGAGCTTTTCCAGCCACAATAACGGCGGAATCTGTTGCGGTTGGCGTTTCTGTCAACCCCTTGATAAATTCACGGAACGAAGTATCCGAAGCGGTAGAGCTGTCGGCAGCTACTTTTCCAATGCCAAGAACAGTCTGGTCAGTTACGCTTGAGCCATCTGTAGGTGACTCAATTTTTGCGTTACTAACCTGCGCATCGTCAGATGCGTTAACTGTATCTGTCAGGTTTTTAATAAACGTTTTAGCCGCAACATCAGCACTCACAGCGGAATCTAAGAACTCTCGGCTATACCCAACGGTGCGAGCAAACGTTTCATTTGGCACAACAATTTCAGACAACACTTTTACCACTTGGATAACTTGGTCATCATCTGCTGCAACGCCGTTTACGTCGTCAGTTGCGTAGGCAGTATCAGAAATAGCTTTATTAAAACTTGTCGTTGTAGCGTCGCTTGCTTGGGCGCTATCCGAGGCTACTTTGTCAACGGTCTTGGCGGCTAAGTCTGAAGCATTGCTGTTGTCGCTAAGCGTTTTGCCGTAACTTTTTATTAAGGTTTCAGTAGCTTGCGCCGTTTCAGTTAAGCCTTTGCCCACTGTTTTAACGGCAGAATCAGATGCGCGTGCAGTGTCCGAAAGTTCTAAAAACTTAATAAAATAACCAGCAATCGCATCAGCTTTGAGTAAAACATAACTTGTCACCGCGCTAAGCGTGACTGATGATACAAGCGCCTTTAGCGTTGTATACGTCGTCGTTGCGACAAGTTGGATGTACTCATAAGTAGAGCGCATTAGAAATCCTGCCGCATCTTAAACTTTAAAAGATCGTACACAGTTTGAACGCCGCCGCTAGAGGGGAACGTTACTTGAATCTCACCCTCATAGTCGCCAGCTTCTCCTGCCATTGACAGCTCGCTCATTTGAAAAATTACAATGCCGTCTGTACCGATAGGAACAACGCCAGTCATAGTATCTTGCAGAGTTGTTGCTCCAACTTTACGAAATTTAAGTAGCACAGTTGCGCCTGTGATATCAACAATATTGCCTGTATTTTCGTCAGTAATTGTTGCTTGAACCTGCGGGCGGTTTACGTCACCTTGAACTAGTTTAATTTTCTCAGCCATGGTTTGGAGCTCCAGACGTACTTGGTGCAATAGAAGTTGTGCCTCTTAGCTCAGTGCTAAGCGCCGTTGTGTAAAGGGCATAGTGCGCCTGAGCCCGACTAGCATTTGCTGAAGACTCCGCATCTTTACTAAACGCACGGAACAAAATGTAGTCCGCAAGCGCATTAGCAAAAATATCAGCAACACTAATGTTGCCAGTCACTGCTGTGTAAAGGGCATTGTCCGCAGGCTCGGTAATGTCAGTTGGATACGCCGAGTAGACAGTCGACAGTTGCGCCAGTGTCGTAGCGGGCGGATACACATAAAAGACCCTAGGGTCAATCGGATCGTACATGTAGTTTGAAATGTTAACGCTAGAGGTTGCAATGTGCCACGAAGGGCTTATTGAATCCAGCATCTGGCGATTAACTTTACGAACAACCTGTTTGCTACTTGTTGCTGCAACATTGCGCACAATGTCTATGAGCTTAGACGCCGCAGCAGGCAGGGTTTGCCTTGTACCTGCTACACAAGTAAGCGTAGCGGTTGTAGCTGTAGCATCTGGGCGGTAAACAGTAATATCTCGTTGGCCATCATTAAGGTAACGTACAAGCTCGTTTGTTGCCCAGCGAACAGCGGACGCATCTTGCAAAGTTCCTACGACCCGAAGTAAAACTGATTGTGCGGAAGTAGTCATTTATGGCCTTACACAAATGGGCGTGAAC